TACTTCTGCACTGTAAACGCGCCACACAGTCATGGGCATTATTATTCCTTTCGGTAGATTAGTTATGTTGCTGTGGCAGTGCCTTGAACTGGCTTGCGACCGTGTCCATGGCGTTGGTGGCTGAGGTGATGTACTGCGCTTGCAGGTTGTAATCACCAGCAAGACAAGCTTGTGCTGCACTATTCGCATCTGTCAAGAACAGTTGATAGTTGTTATCAATCGTCTTGTCTGGCATTGCAGGTCCTGCTTGAGCCTTCTTGGCATCTGCCTGAAGCGTTGCGCATGTGGCCTTATCAGCCGATCCAATAGCAACCATATCGAGACCAATCGTCTGGATACTGTTTGATCCACCGTTGTGCACCCAGTAATACATCTGACTGTGAGCAGGCTTGGCGGTAGTGGGTGAAGCAGAAGACGACGATCCACAACCAGCAAAGATCATCGGCACTGTGATTGCAACAATGAAACAAACAGCCTTCTTCATGATTATTCCTTTCGGTAGGTGATTCAATTGGTAAAAAGTCTGGGCGGAGTGCATACGATCACTCTCTTCAATATATCCGAATCCCATTAAGGGTAGCATATGCTCCTAATGCAGGACAGACCCAGTAGAGAAAAAAGGTGAGTGGAGAATGCCGCAAAGACAAACCCCACCCACCGTCAGTACGCTGTTAACCCGTCAGTTAACTGAATATAGGACTTACGTTAAACCCATATCACGTACCCGGTTTTTGTTTTGACCAATCAATGAGTGCGCGTTCCCGGAGAATACTCATCCAGGTCTCATTGAAGTTCCGTGTGACCTTCACGTTCACGTTGTTGGCTACCCTACTTCGCTGCGTAGGCCGGCTTGAGTCGCTTACGCTGGTCCAGATCTAGTCCGGCTCTCCACGCAGGTTACCCTCTTCCTTTATCTCCAACAACCGCTCTGGGCCTAAGCACTTTAACGTCCCCCAGTGGACGAATGGCCAGCATTACCCGGCCGGCTGCATAACACCACCTCCTTCGTCAGCTTGTGGTTTCTTTGTTGCTATTCAGTACTACTAATTTACCGCAAACACGAATATACCTACGCCGGCATAAGCATGTTCCTTTCTCTAGCGAAACAGTGGGCTCCCAGGTGAACAACACACGCACCTGCTTGTTAATTGTCTCCGTGTCGGACAAAGACGCATAACATTACTCCCACAAAACTTAAATGCCCCGCAAGTGCTTCCGGGGCTGGGTGGACCGTCCCTGTGCGTAACCGCCATCGGGTATACCACTTCAAGCCAAGGTTGTAGTGGTAGTCTACGATCCCCACCTTTAAGCTCCTGCTGTGAGCGGAGTTGGAGGATATACCTTGACACTCCTACAGAGTTGTGCTGTAGGACCAACATCTTGGAATTAACCCTTCTTAGGCCAATTCGCAGCAATCGTCTGGTTGATCGAGTTCAGCGTCCGATCCTTGTCCCAGCGATGAAGCAAAAATGCACACGTACTGACGATGGTGCCCACCATGATAGCAATGCTTGCCTCATTGATGACACTCTCAGTAGACTGAAAGAAGCGTAGCGGAAGTTCTTCCACAACCTCTTCAGTAGTTTCCTTTGCAACACCGGCCATTGGATTTCCTTTCGATTAGGGATAAAAGAAATAAGGAGTGGATCTATTTGACGCTTAGCGGCGTCGATCCAGTTCTCTCCTCATTATACGCGTTGTAATTCTTGCGAGGCTACTGATCGTCGAAGACATTCCTGTGAATAGGCTGATCCTCATTACGATGATCATTCACAATCTCGTGCTCACACAACACAAGACTGTCCAACGGCAACTCTTCACGGAACTGCTTACCATCAGCGGTTCCCCAATAAACAGTTGCCAATACACCTTCGATATGCTCAACAATCCCCGTCGGGTTTTTTTCGCCTTTGCGATTCACATATGCGTCTACTTCAATGGTTTCATCCGGCATCAGGATCCACCTCCACAACCTCGACAACCGGCGAAATCTCTTCGTCCGAGATGTTTTCATCATCACCGCCAACCTTACTATCAGACTCCTTGAGCTCAGCCGTTCCATCCTCAGCCGGCACAAACGACGACATGAAGATGCGTCGAGAGTAGCAGCGGATGTTCTTCTTACCCTTACCCATCTTCGTCAGCCAGAAGGTAGGATATACCTGGAAGAGATTCGGAATGATCTCCTGGTTGACTGCGATGTACTTCTTTCCGTCAGGAGTGAAGCGAAGCTTACCAATCAGCTTTGCCACTTCCTCAATATTGTCATCTGTGATCTCAACAGCCTCAATGGTGAAAGGCTTGCGAACATACGGGGCGAACTCCATTAATACTCCTATACTAATTGGCGGTTAAGGGGAAACGCGTCGTGCTTTGTTGAATGCTGCGTGGGTGAGAGGAAAGAGGTCTGCGAATATAGCTTCCATTGCGTCTGCAACCTGATTGATTTCCCACTGCGGAAACGATGGGAACAACGACTCAGGATCTTTTGTGCGCAGAGACAGAAACGACATCAGACTTCTTGCGTTACACGTAACATAAGCACTTGAATATACAGCGACTGGAAGACACAGTCGAGCGACTTCCTTAGCAACATCATTAGCTAGCAACTGCTGATATGACTGCCAAGAAATTGTGTAGGCGAATCGAAGCTCACGCTCAGTAATCAAGCTTTGCTGCTGATCACCTGGCACAAACTCGTACTTACCCGCTTTGCCGATCTGTACAAGCGGTCTATGGGCCGGCGGAATATAGAACTCTGGTGAGAGCTCCATGTATCTACCAGACTGCTCATTGTAGGAGAAGCCGATACGATGACGCATGAATTCACGCCACACCACAATCGGAGCCTTGATGCGGAAGGTCATCATGTTGTGCTCAAATGGCGTGCCATGCCTACCACTCATCAAAAAGTTGATAAGGCCGGCAGATTCTCCAGAGTCAATCGATGTAGCTCCCATTGTAGAAACTCGAGCAGCCTTACAGATGAACTCATCGTCACCAGCAGTATCAACAAGCTCAACATCAAAATCTGGGCGAAAGGTAATACCAAACTCACCCATTCTGAGCCTCCTGTGTCAAACGCTCGATCTCATCGTTGATGTACCACTGAGCCTTCTTAAGATCCTCGACCGTGACGTATGACCCCTTCAATCCAGCTCGCCAAATATACTTAACCGCGTTGCCGAGGTTGAAGTTCATATGACGAGTGATGGTGATACACTCCACACCACTAGGGTGCGCTGTGTAATGAGGAGGATGGTTGACCATGTCAGGAGTAATAGGAGCTTCTCCATCAATAGCGTGTCGAGCATCAACAAATGGAGGAAAGCCAAGTCTTGCACGCTGAGCGTTCGGACTCATTGGCTTTTCTTCACCAGGAGGAATCGGTCCAGTAGCCTGAGGAAAGTAATCAGACAACCCCATCCTATCGACTTCTTCATCAGTCATTACACGAGCAGCAGGCGCTTCATATGCCGTCTTCTCTTCATTCTTCTTATCTTTCCGCTTCCCCACGTATTTGCAAGCTCCTTTGTGATTGATTTCTAATGTGCAATCGCCCCTAACAAAACCGTTTGGTGGTTCTTTGTGATACTCGATATCACATCTTGTCACGTTCACTCCTGTTCTTGATAGGGGCACGATATGCATCTTCGATTACTCTGTAGCACTTATGACGCAAACACTTGTAGCGTCCTACTGGAGGATATGACACAGCAAAGTCATCATGCCCCCACAAGAAGCACTTCCAATATACTCCTTTGATTTTCAACTAATCCCCCTGGGAATTTTCTGTCCTTTGGATTGATGCGTGCATTTTCTTACTATATTTCTTTCGCCACCAATGCTTCTTTCTCTCATCCAAAAGGTAGTATGTCTTACCTCTATCGTTTGAGAATGCATCGTAACGTCTGGTGCTTTGCCAAATACCACCAGGCTCACCCCATACTTCTTCACCAACATACATCCACTCACTAGGATCATCTGTAAGAGGACAGAGGTTTTCTTGAAGTAGAAGTTTGTTGATGACTGGGATTGCACACATTGCAGAACCACCAGAGTGGCCTCCATCAGCAAATGCTTGAATCACCTTGAGATACATTTCAATGGTGTCATCATCCTCACCAAGAATCTCAAGTTCTCGTCGTGCATGGTCTACCATACTCATTCTGGCTCCCTGAAATTCAGAGTAGTGTCAAATGGGCCAATACCCAGATGGAGTTTCGGATCAGGCTCTGAATATCGAGCCATGACCTTGATGATCTCAAAAGGATCACCAGCCAGATCGATCGTACCAGTAGGCCAGATCATTTGAACAGCCCCGTCCTGCTTCTTTGCTGCCTCTGCTGCAATAAACGCAAGACGTAGTGCTTTGGTGTTGGCAGATGCACTGTTCCGATGATTGACACCGAATTTAGCGATGTCAATAACGGTTCTATTACGCTGACTGATCATCATTCTCCTTTCCAATAGTTGGATCATCCACCATAAGGTCACGAGTACCTTCCTCTGGTGGGATCCATCGTGGGCTATCTGAAGTCAGACTGATAATAATGATCAGTCCGATAATGAACAATACAAATATAACTGCCAGGGCAAGGGGCAAGTTAATCCTCCAAATTAACGTGCGCCAAGCCGAAGCCTAGAAGCACACCTATGAGCAAAATCGCTGCTCCTACAATTAGTTCTAGCAATATAACCTCCTCAGTCTTCTTCTCTTAGCCATTCAGCAACACGCATGATGTGATCAATATGCTGATCAACCTTTGTGTGCTTCACGGGGGGATTGGTAAACATGGCTCCTCCAACAGCAACGATCTCAAGACCGTGCCGTTCAATAATGGGTTCTACAAGCTCACTTGCTTTCTTCCAAGCCTTGATTCTTTCCATTATTCTCCTAGCCACGACTTACTATTAGCACTGCTTGGAACTCGGATCGCGTCTGGATGCGCAGCTTGCCACGCCTTGACCAGATCGAAACTCCGCACAATAATATCCAGGTGACGTCGAGGTGATCCTTCCTTCATACACAGCATATGGTAATATGCCATGACCTTAGGAAGAAGTTTATCTGCTGCCCTGAACAGGACAACAGGCTCGTCTTCCCCGATCGAGCCGAATTGAGCGGTAATTTTACCGTACTTCGCGTCAATACCCATCAGTACTCCTTTATTAGTGGCCTAATGCCAGCGATTACGCCATTCCTTATAGTGGAACAGCTTGTCAAATATACGAATCAACAGATTACTCATCAGTTGAACAGATGCTCCAACCATGCGACAACCTTCTTCAACCATGCGATCGTCCCATTGGGAGGAGTCGGGAATGGCGGAGTCGGGCTGGGTGTAGGTGAAGGTGTTGGGGCCGGCGTGGGAGCCGGAGGCGGCGTGGGAGTCGGAGTCGGCGTGGGAGTCGGAACAGGTGAGGGCCCAGGAGCCGGAGTCGGCGTATTGGGATTGACCTGACCAGCCTTGGCCTGACAAGCAGCCAGAAGCGCGTTGAACTGCTCCTGAGTAAGCTTGCCACTCTTAACATCCTCTTCCGTCACGAAAGCCCAGAGCTCGAGGTCACCGGCACCAACCTCACCAGTCTCCCAAGCAACCGTGCAACGCTGACGCGCGCCCCAAGTGAGAACATCCTCACCCGTGGTGTCGTAAGCCGTAAGGTAAATATCGTGACCCATCTGCGGATCAGGCTGCTCACGAGACGTGATCGTCCAAGGCTGACCAGCACTGAACTCATTCTCAGCATTGTCAGTCAACGAGCAACCAAGCAGAAGGCCGCCGAAGTCACAGACAGCCTGCTTCCACTCGTTCGGACTCGTCACGTCAATCTCACAGAATGCCCACAGCTGAATATCGTCACCAGAAGCTGTCGGAACGACGCCCTCAGTGATCTTGAACAGGTAGGTAAGCATCGTAAGGTTGTCCACACCAGAGTCAGGCGCGTTACCCATCCAGATGTTGTAGGCGTGGTACCAGGACAGCGTGTGAGCCGTTGTGGGGGCCGTAAAACCAGTTGGCAGGACTGGGTTGCCCGTGCCAGTAGCGGCCGTAGAACCCTTTACAATGCGACCATGCTCAACTCCAGCAGGGCCACAGTCACCTTCCTGGTCGTTCCCAAGCATTCCAACGTTCTTGAGGCCGGGCGCAGCATCGTGCGAAGACGGTGCAGTAGTCTCAACCCTTCCTCGGAAGTTATGAAGAAGAAGCTCTGGCGCGTGTGACGCCTGGCTCCTTCCTCGCTTTCCTGGAATTCGCAGTTCATTGTCAGGATATGCTTCAGTCGTCATTACTACTCTCCGTTTCTGTGGGGATGGATCGCAGATCGGTTGGATGCACCATAAACAGCAGATCTCCAGGGCCGGCTTCGTAATCATCCGGAATCGTTGGAGTCATGTGTGCTGAATATGTTACAGAACCGTCTGTCTTGATGTGTAGCAGGATGAACACTACGGCTGCTCACCCTCATGAACTGCGTACTTGCGATCGAGGTCGTCCTCATTGATGGTGACGTACATCGACTTCAAATATGCCTTGACTCCGGACTTGCCATTGACCGTCCAGACACTGGCGTTGCAAATCAAATCGACCGTCTCAATGTCAGCCCAGTCGAGAGTCTCGATACTGGCCTCGTTGAGATGCAGACGACCACCTGAAGTGATCATAACCACTCGAGGCGGACGCACAGCGAAGTTCACCTTCACCGAAATATACGGCTTAGGCGTGTCCTCCTCTTCACGAGGCTCGAGGTACTTGACGTTCCACCCATCCTCCAGCATCTGGATAGCGGCTTCGTCTTCCAGGATGACAGCGAAGTTCCGCTCACCAGCCTTATTGTACGGTCCCTCTCGTCCTGAGAAGTTCTTGAAAATCAGTTGAGCATTCTCAACCATGAATGTTTTGCGGTCTTCTGACATTATTCCCCGTCCTTCTTCTCTTCGATTGTGACTGTGTATTCCTTACCAATGTAGCAAGACTCGACATCCTTACTAGGAATGCTGAATCGCACCATTGGTGGGCCTTCTGGAGTGCCACCAGCAGATGCTTCTGCAACAACACCTTTCGCTAATGTCTTCTCAAGGGCATTAACTCTAACCGTCCATGCGGTCATTCGGTATCTACCTCCTGATATGGAGCCGGCGGTGGGCGAGGATCATCGATCGCCTCGTAGTTATGATCAGCATCATCACGGGAACAATCCCCCCGGGTTTTATGCTCATCACAAAACTGACGATACTCATGCCCATCCAAATATGAACTGGGAGCCAACTCATCTCCCTGTTTGGTGAAACGCTTCAACCGCTTGTAGAATATGGTAGGAATCTCAGCGCAGCCAGGCTGATCACACTTATCCCTTGTACGATCCCAAGCAGCAGAATCGAAACGACCATCTTCACCAGATGTCAGCGCTCTCCACTGGAGACCCTTAAGCAACCAGTCAAGAGTTGATGCACTAAGGACAAGGATAACCTCACCCTTCCTGATGAAGTGCGCAGACCAACTGAATCGATACTCATCGCCAGAAAGCTCTGATTCTTTCCAGCGCTCATTGAGTTGAATATCAATCCTGTCGAAACGCTCATCATCAGGATGCAGAATATGGTGCATCTGGTCCACTACTGTTCCACCTCCTTAACGATTTTGAAGCCGGCTTGGTAGACAGGAAGCAAATATAGCTTTAGAGCGGACTCCAACTGTGTGTTGTTGTTTTCCTGTCCGACCTCCTTTGCTACCTCTTCCCGTTCAAAGAATTTGACTTTCATTATGACTCCTTACTCGAGCAGAAGAAACTCAGCAATATCGCAAGCATCACCGAACTGCGTGATTGCATTGATCGCCTTTTGCTTGAGCTCTTCGAAATATGACAGGTCAATGTCTAGCTCGTTATTAGCGTTCCTTTCAACGGCGACTTCACGATTGATCCACAAATATCCCTTAGTGCCACTGACGGCATACTTCTTGTCGTCCTTGACACGCCAGAGTTCACCACCCTTGTCAGTTACTGGAACAAAGCTCCCCGTCCGACCAACATGAACCATCTTGTCAATTTCCCCGGTACCTGTGAAGTCCAGATACATACGGCCTTCTTTGACATTCTTGGCCTCAAAGTAGTCTTTGAACTCCAGATCCTCATGTGTGAACAAAGTCTTGAACACGTAAGGGTGCTGGAATTGGGCGCCAACAGCATTCCAACTGTCAAGCCCGTCTCGAGCAATATAAACAGCATCATTGACCAGACAGAACCAGTCATAGGTGCACTCATGCTCGAAGTCGTAACCATAAGACTTCCCAAACTCCGTCACAAACTCAATGATCTCAGGCGTTGCGTCTGGAATCTTGATGGAGTCAGTCTTAATGTGGACAACTTGAAAGCCTTTTTCCTGCACAGCGTGCTTCAAATCAATCATGAATAGAGCACCACGCTTAGCGCAGATGTTGTCCTTGTTACGATTGTCTTTGAATGGGGTTGGGAACCGTGCACTTGTAAGGCCATACACGATGTTGATCACGATCTTGAGAGCATAGGACAATGCTTCAGCATCTTCCTGGTCTCCCAAATATGGCTCAAGTTTCCCATCCAAGAGCGTCTTGGCCTTGTCGTAATCCTTATGCTTGATTGCCAGACGTGCTTCCTTAAGCGCGCTGAACTTAGCAGTGTAAGTCTCCCCAAACATGTTAAGCAGCTCGATAGACGTCGGATGCATACTTGCTACATCCAACAGAGCTACGTTGGTGTACACACCAGGCTCGGCATATACATACCCACCTTCTCCAGTTACCTCTCCTCGGTAGGTGCTCTCTTTTCCATCGAAAATATACCCCGGGAATTTTTCGGACAAGTCTGTGTAGACGAAAGATCTCTGCGGCTCTTTCTCCTGTCCGAATATAATACGAGCAGTGTGCTGCTGTGTGGTATGATTAACCGAAAGCCCAGACAAACTAGCAAGAATCTCACGAGCAACAAAGTCCTGTCTCCTTGATTCGAATGTAGCTTCTGTAGCTACCACATCGTTGACACAATACTCTTCGATTTGCTTCCACAACGATTCATCAACGGGTTGGTCCCAAGGAATATCCAACTCGATGTGCTCGATGTCAAGGTCAATCTCAAACTTCTTGAGACCCTGCTTCTTCGAAGAGAAGTCGTAAATATCCGTGTACGACAGATTGTACGCTTCACCAAAGAAGTAGCGATGGTTGTCCTTGACGGTGATGATGTTCTGACTGAGCACGAACAAATCGTAAAGCGAATATCCCGTGTAACGTGCATACAGGATATGATTGTCGTATCGACGATTGTTGAATCCAACCAGCTTCATCTTGAGAAGTGGCTCGATTTCCTGAGGACTAGGATTGATCATCCTAGCAACAGTGTCGGATCCTTGATACTTCCAGCAGACAATAAACAGGTTAGGATATACCTCAACATCGAAGAACACCAATGGACTGTCGTCCAAAGGACCTTCTTCTGCTTCTCCCTGTCCCTTGAACTGCATCGTCTGGACAATAGCGAGACATTCCTTGGCCTTGTTGGTACTCTTAAGACCAAAGGTCAGAATATCGCTACGCATGTCAGTCAGATCGTAACTCATACCTGACTCATATGCATCCTCAAGGATCTTATGAATGAAGTCGATAGACGGTTTCGTCCCTGGATGAATCTCCTTACGAAGGTTCCTCGCAATCAGATCACGAAGCCCCTTTTCACTTTGGATTGATTTATTGGACAACACAGGCTTCTCCTTCTTTGGCAATCCCGCGTCAAGCGGTGTGATGTTCATGCGATTACTAAGCGTCACCATCCTTCGAAGCGAGCTATCACCAAGAAGAGTTTTGATCTCAATCCCCACATCGTAAACAGAAGCAAGCTCTTTTACATCACCCGAGTAAATATAGTGCAGGTGCACACCATGCCCACTCTTGCTAACCTCAGCATAAGTGGCTGGCCAATCAGAGGCAGCATCGATGTTCTTCTGAATATCTTTGTTGCCATTCTCATCAACCAGATCGAAGTCAATGACAATATGATGCTCAGGAACCTTGACGTAATGAAGCTTTGATGTGTCAATATCCGAGAGCACTGTAGTGACATTAACCCACTTCGACTTGGGTGATCCTTCTTCGTTTGCATACTGCGCAGGAAGACCAGGATAGATCTCATCAAATATAGATGGGCCAGCCTCGAACTCGATCTTGTACAAACCTTCAGGCTTCACAGGAAGCTCAGTCTGTGGTCCAATCGGCTCGAGATGCTTGAAACCTGAGTAATATGATCTCAGGTTTACCCCATCTATTCTGGCGCGCTCTTCAAATATAATGAAGTAGTTCTTCAACTCTTCACGGAACTTGTACTGTGGCAGCATCTTCTCGATACCAGTCTCAGAACAGTATTCCTTGTAAAGCGTCCAAGCCCGCTTCAATGTCACACCTGGTTCATCCTTGAAAATATCGAAGCATGACTCAACGAAGTTGTAGAACACGTCTGTCTGCAGCATCATAGTTGTGGGACGGTAACTCGAGTAGTAGTTCTTACCCATTGATTTGTAACGGGATAGACAGTACTGTGCAATTGCACCAAGCTCGAATGGAATACGTTCCATCAACTGATGATACAGTTCATGCTCAATGGTCTTCTGCGTTGGCACGACATCAATAAGACGTCGAATGATACCAGACTTGGCGTCTGAGATCTTCACAGGAACGTTAGTACCCATGAATAGAAACGCATTGGACTTTGATTCGAACGGTGTCTTGTACTTCTCATTCACCGTAAGAGTCTCATGAGCAACAATTGAGTTCAACTTCGTATTGTCATAGATCCTCGACAAGTCCCCATCATGCTGAATCGCTACTAGGGGATTGCTCTTAAATGCCGAGGTGGCAAAGGCGTTATTGTTTCCTGCGAGTTCGCGGGCATCGAAGACGGATGTGTAGCCCTGGAAGAGCGTTCCAATGATGTTAAGAATCGTGGACTTTCCTGATCCTGGTGGTCCGTAAAATACAAGGAACTTTTGGATTGTTTTGGAATCTCCAGAGACCACCGCACCAATCGCCCACTCAATCTTCGCACGTTCTTCCTCATTGTAAAGAGTACGAACGAGAGTATCCCAAGCCTCACAAGGTTGCTCTTGAAGAGAATATGGAAGCCTCTTAGTAGCATAGTCCTCCTTCTTGACTACCGTATTGTCAAATATGAGCTTCTCATCAAGAGGATGAGTGTTGGTACCACTGTTACGGATGAAGTGCATGAACTCGTCCCAGAGCTTCGTGCTATTGTTCTCCATGCGGGTTACATGGTAAAACATACCAGTCTTCTCTTCTTGCTCAGTTGCATACCGAACAAGATCTGCATCAACGAGCCGCTGCACATCGTAAATATCCGTGGACCACAGACTGAGATCTTCATCCCATACTGCGTAGAAAGAACCTCCTCTAGTCATCAGGTCACGAGATCGCCCCACTTTCCAATCAGGACGGATCTGAAGGCTGCCGTCTTTTTTCTCAATCGTTACAATTTTGTAAAAATCCACGGCCTCCCTTTCTAAAATAGTCCACGGTCATCCAAATATGCAGAGAACTGATACCAGATTTCAATCTTTCTCTGATCAACATCTGCATGACTCATTGGAAATATACCACCGTAACCGCTTGGTTCGTATTGCCTCCAGACAAAGGTGTATAGAATTTCATCTATTTCGTACTCATCACCATTCTGTACCTGTCTAAAATCATCCAACCTAAGATTGGTCATGAACTCCCAGAACCAAGTCTTAAGTGGAATATCGGTATTGAATGATGCCCGACCAGAAAAAGCAACAAGCATTTCAAGAACTGAGCAAGGTTGCGTCATCCAAATATGCTCTCTTGGGATCTGAGTCTCACGAAGAAAATCAGTTCTCAATGCAACTCCATCTTGTGCTCGATGCTTATCCTCTTGCACTACCCACATGAATTCAGTCTTGTGAAGGATTCTCATGAGATCGTGGTAATTATTGATCCTAGTCTCCAACACCTTTGCACAGAGCCAGTTGAAATATAGATTTTCAATAGGCTCTGTCA